GCCGCCGCTTTTGTTCTTTTGCTTTTGCAAAAATGGGGTGTTATTGAATATGTGCAGGTACATGGAAATGATTTCTTTAGTGAAATGTTTCGGTGTAATTTCTGCCTCTCATGGTGGACGGGGTGTTTTTTCGCTGTCTTATTTGCTATAATGTTAGGGGAGGGTTATTTCCTTTTAATCCCCGTATTTTCAACCGCATTAACACGTAAAATGTTATGAAGACATTAAAATTAACCGGTAAAACTATTGAGGTTTACGATGATATAGAAAATCTTCCGGTTACACGATTCCACAAGTATAATAAAATGCTTTTAGTCGATGCCGGTATAGGTTCGGATATATCGGATTTTGATAAGCATATTTCGCGTATTGCCGCCTTTTTGGCAAAGAATGACAATAAGCAGGCTATTACAGAGCTTGAAAATATACGCCAAAATGTGTACTTTATTCAATCGGGCGTATCGCCGCGAAATTTGGCCTTTGCCGTATTGGTTAAAAGCATAGACGGCAAACCATGTGACGACCTTTCAGATGAGGGGTTAAAAAAGATAGTGGATATGTTCGCCGATGTCCCGTATAAGGATTTAGCCGCCTCAATCGAAGCGGTCAAAAAAAAAATAGATAGGGAGCTGCAAATATATTTCCCCCGTTTATTCGATGATGCAACGGTAAAAGAATATTATGACCAATTAAAGCGGCGTACAGTTCTAATACTACAAACCATTATAGACGGTGGAAGCAAGCCAGAGAGAGAAAAGGAAATAGACGATATAACGGCAGAGTTAATAACGTACTTTAATCCTAAATCGTTTTCCGGTTCCGATAGTGTAGAGATAGAGCAAGATAAACAGTTTGAAAAGATGTGCTTAATGTTGTCGCAGCATTTACATACAGACCCGAAAAATATGTCAGTACTGGCATATTATAACGCTTTTGAATACATTAAGGAGATGGTCAAAGACTTAAAACGCCGAAGTAAGGCGAAATAATCGCGATAGGGGCGTTTTTATCTTTGTTGTGGGGTGATACTACCTTATTAATGAAAACACGTCTTATATTTAAAATTTGAGCAAAATTAAAATTATAGAATCATGGCAGATAACGACGCAATTAAATACTCCGATTTGGTAAGCCCTGACAATTCAATAACAGAGCTTATAAAACAACTCGATGAACTTTCGGATACATATACGAACGCATTAAAGAATATCCGGACGGAAGCAATACAGTTAACCAAAGAATTGGAAAAGGTATCCGGCGCGACAGAAGACGGACGAAAGAAAACGAAAAAGAGCGCGGACGATGCAGACCGGTTAGCAAGAGCACAAAAAGAACTTGCTTTCGCTGAAAGTGAAACGGCTAAAAAAATTGCGGAGCTTAATCTCGCAAAGACAGAAGCCAACCAAATAAACAAACTTGTTATAAAGCTGAATCAGTCCGCAGAAGGTAGTTATAATCGTTTGTCGGCGCAGTATTCATTGAATAAAATCTACCTTAACAATATGACCAAGGCCGAACGCGAGGAGGCCGAAGCAAAAGAGGGGCTTATAACAAAAACCCGTGAACTATATAAAGCTATGAATGAGTATCAGAAGTCCACCGGCAAAACCAATCTTAACGTTGGTAATTATACGGAGGCTTCCGATGCAATTATTTCGTATGCGGATAGGCTAAAAGAGGCTTTAGGGCTTAATAATGCTTTTGGGGAGAGTCTTTTAGCTTTAGGCCGTGGCGGCAATGAAAGCAAGGAGGTGTTTGCCGCAATGTCCGACGGCGCAAAGGCTTTAGGAAATACCCTAATGTCTTTAATGACAAATCCCGTATTTTTAGCAATAGCCGGAATCGCCGGAGCCGGTGTGGCGTTTAAGTTTTGGTACGATTATAACGCCGGATTAGTAGAGGCTACAAGATTAACCCAACAATTTACGGGAAAAAGCGGCGATGATTTAAAGGCGTTCCGAAATCAAGTGCAAGCAGTAGCCGACACTTTTAACGCTGATTTCAAAGAAACGCTTATTTCCGCAAATGCTTTAGCGAAACAATTCGGTATATCAGCAGACGAAGCAATACAATTAATACAAGACGGTTTTATAGCGGGTGGGGATGCAAACGGCGAGTTTTTAAATACGTTGAAAGAATATCCTGCGTATTTTAAGGAGGCCGGAATATCCGCAAGTCAGTTTGTAGCTATTGTAGCCGAAACCAATAAGGCCGGTATTTTCTCTGATAAGGGAGTAGACGCTATAAAGGAGGGTAATTTGCGGTTACGCGAAATGACAACGGCAACCGCTGCCGCGCTTGATGGAATCGGCATTTCATCCACACAAGTACAAAAGGACTTGCAGACCGGCGCAAAGACAACGTTTCAGGTAATGCAGGAAGTTTCCGCAAAGTTAGCCGAATTGCCGGACAGCGCACAAAGTGTGGGAACGGCAATAGCGGATATTTTCGGCGGTCCCGGCGAGGATGCAGGGTTACAATACCTTCGGACATTAAAAGATATATCTACCGATTTAGATACGGTAAAAAGCAAGGCCGGCGAATTAGGGCGGTTGCAAGAAGAACAACTACAAAGCGAGATTGAATTACAAAACGCTTTAGCAGGTTTGTTTGATGCTACGGGTGGCAGCTTTGAGGGCTTTACAACCTCTATAAAGGTGTTCATTAATCAGGGCTTAACGGCCTTGATAAAAGGTGTCGTTTCTTTGATAAATTATTTCATTGAGCTATACAATGAAAGCAATCTATTTAGAGCGTTTGTAGTGGCTCTTCCGGAAGTCTTTAAGACGGTATTTAACACGATAGGGAATCTTTTCGGGGCTTTAATAGATATGATACAAGCCGCCGGAAAAATATTCAAATCTGCATTCTCTTTAGATTGGGACGGGGTAAAGGAAGGCTTTACGGAGTTCGGGACAGCCTTTAGCGACCTAATCAATAAAGAGATAAAAGATGTTGCGGAAAGCCTTAATAATGGCATAAACCGGATGCAAAAGAAGATACCACCGTTAACCATTCCGGTTAATGTGGGTACGCCGGACACATCAACGAAAACGACGGCTGCGGTAACGACTAAAACGCCCTCGGTTAAAACTGGCGGTACTGATACGAATAAGCAAGCAAAGCAAGTGGAGGCGGCCTATAAAAGAAATTTAGAGGCTACAAGAAAATTACAAGATGCACAGCTACAATTAGAGGCAGACGAATGGGAAAAAAGGCGTAAGCAAACAGAATACCAATATAAACGCCAAATAGAAGATTTAACGCACCAATTAGAGACCGAAAAAAGTATCACAGAATCAGAAAAGGAAACTATAAATGCTACTATATTGGTGCTGGAGCAACGTTTAACGAATGATTTGCTAAAGATAGAGCAGCAGCGACAGTTGCAAGAATTGCAACTACAAAAGCAAAGTATTGAATTGCGCCTACAAGCCATTAAAGCGGGCACACAGGAAGAAAAGGCTTTAAGGTTAGAACTTTTAGAAAATGAACGCCAAACAGCGCAACTTCAAAACCAACAGAAGCCTGCCGGACAGAGACAAGATACCGCCGCGATAAATGCCGGATTCGATACACAAAGAACGGCTCTAATTCAGGAATACGCCGACAAGCAGATACAAGCGGAACTGCGTATTTTTGACCAACGACAGGCACTTGCACAAAGCGAGTTTGATTTACTAAAGACAACGGAAGAAAAGAAAACACAATTCCGGCTGCAAGCTGAAAAAGACAGGCTAAATAAGATTTTAGAATTAAATCAGCAGGCAGCGGTTAAAATGTCTGATGTTGAGGTACAAACGATAGAAAACCAAATAGAACGAATAAACCAGCAAATCGAGGAATCAAAAAAGAAAGATAAAACGCAGGATATATATAGTATTTTAGGGCTTAATCTGAATGATGACCAAAAGGAAGCCATAAATACTTCTGTGTCTTATGCCATAGAGGCGTTGAATACGTTGGCGCAGGCTAAAGTTGATGCGGCAAATAGGGCGGTAGAAGCGGCACAAAAGGAAGTAGAATCCGCGCAAACGGCATTAGAGGCTGAATTACAAGCAAGGGCAAACGGATACGCATCAAATGTAGCTTATGCACAAAAAGAATTAGAAGACGCCAAAAAGAACGAACAAAAAGCCTTGAAAGAGCAACAAAAGGCACAACGTCAGCAGCAAGCAATAGACACAGCACAGCAAATTAGCTCGCTTGTGACGGCAACCGCATTAATCTGGCGGCAGTTGGGTATATGGGGCGCGATTCCGGCTATTGCTGTAATGTGGGGAAGCTTTGCTGCATCTAAGATAAAGGCTGCACAAATGGCGAAAAATTCAGGTACTGAAACGTATGGCGAAGGAACTGTTGAACTTTTGCAAGGTGGTAGCCATCAATCCGGAAACGATATAGATTTAGGGCAAAAACCGGATGGTACACGACGCAGGGCAGAAGGCGGCGAATTTTTTGCCGTGATAAACAAACGAAATTCGCGCCGTTTCCGTCGATATATTCCGGACGTGATAAACTCTATGAATAACGGGACGTTTGCGCATAAGTATCTAAACGCATACAAAGGGGCAGACCTGATTTCTATAGGTGCCAGTTCCGGAGCGGATTTAAGCAAATTAGAAAGGGACGTAAACGCAATAAAGAAACAAGGCGAAAGGCGTACATACTTAGATAAAGACGGGAGAATTATAATTGAATATAAGAACTTAACAAGGAAATTAAGATGATAAACCCTATATATAAATTCTTGCTTTCGGTAGATTATCAAGAATACGGATATAACCCCGAATTAACCGAAATGGAGCCGTTATATGTTATTAAAGATAGCTCCATAAGCGCGGGCGGTAGCGTGATTACTGATATGTACAGCGATTTATACGTTTTTCCGGTGTCAGCCGGAATGCGTATAAACATTATAGGTTCTTATAACCGTCTCCGGCAAGGATATGCAATGTATTTTGATGTACATCTACAAAAGTTTATGAAAGGGGGCGGAACCTCCATTTCAGATGCAAACTTCAATTTAACGGTAGATGTACCGGACGGTTGTCAAATCATAGTCGTATCGCAAAGAAGGGATGGAAATAAGGCCGTTTTAAAAGCATCATTCAAATACACAAAGCCGGTATATAAAGACGATTTAAACTTAGAGTATGAGTTAGAGACTTCGCAGCAATTTTATAGGAAAAAGTTAAGCGGAAAGTTAACTTACACTTTTGACGATTATAGATTTATAATGGCGTGTGATTTCTCTACGGTGTATTATGTCACTATCATTAAATCTAACGATTTGGGGTTAAGTTGGGAGAAATATTGGTCGGGAAAATTCATGCAAACCGACTGTACCATAAGTTTAGACGATATGACAGTAGAGGTTAAACCCGACGTATTCGATGAGTATAACGATATATTAGCCGGATTAGAAAAGGAATACGATTTAATTCCCTTAACGCCGGAAATCGAAAGCCTAACCATCACAAAACGTCCGATTATCCAAGTCTACCTTCCCGGCGATGATAAAATTTCTTGTTTTATATCGGGGATGTCGTGGGAGCAGGACGTATTAACGGCGGTGGACAATAGAAGCGATTTAAAAAATAAGTATTGGTTTTATTTCACACAGCTATTAAAGGAAATAGATTTGTCCGCCGAAGGGGGTGCTTTAGAAGATTTAGGCCGTAATTATGTCGGAAATATGCAGATATTAGACCCTGACGATGCGACTCCGGTTTTTTATGAAGGTGATTTGTCGCACCCTTATTTGAATACTTATCGGTTGCACATACGATATAGCGAGATAGGACCGTTAACTAATAGGGTTGCAATAGCATTAGTCCGAACCACGGATAATATGAGGCTATATTATTTTGAGAAAGACATACTCGGCAGTACGCCAATATTAGATACCTTAGAATTTACACTTACGCCGGAAGAAGGTAGTGGAATGGTAGGCACATTAAAGGGCTATATGTATTCTTATAGTATATATGCCCGTTTAATATGCGATGTAGAAACAATATCAGGCAATACAACGCAGCCGATTCCTACGGATGATTTTGTAGGGAATAATAAAAATTATACTCATGCAATCGGGTATGATGTAGATATAGCTTATATCTCAAATCGTTATTCAGACACGCCAACGGAATACGGTAAAACGGGATGGGGGCAATATTTCGCGCCTCCAGTGCTTATTACATTAGCCAAAATGTATCCTTTAGGGCAAAGTAAATGGCTAAATACATCCGTTTGGTTTAGTTCTTCGGTATGGGATAGTATTTTCGAGAAGTCCGGACGTAAAGAATATATAGTGCCCGACAATTTTCCACTATGGAGCGTTATATCCGTTTTGTTGGGTCAGATTGCGCCGGGCGTTACTCATTTGCCTACGAGTGAATACAGTGAATTTTTATACGGTGCGACAAACCCAATAACAGGAACCTCGAATCAGACGTTATTAATAACGCCGAAATCTAACATAATAAACGGGATATATAATACACCGGCACAAAAGGCACCTACTACGTTTCAGCAAATTATGTCTATGTTAGCAAATACGTATAAATTGTATTGGTTTATAGAGGACGATAAATTAAGAATAGAGCATATTTTATACTTTAAAAACGGTGGTAGTTACGTCTTATCGCCGGAGACGGTTTTAGATTTAACGCAAATCGCCAACAAGCGGAATTATAAACCGATTGCGTTCGGCCAATCTTCGTATAAGTTTGATAAGCCGGAAATGTCTTCACGGTATGAATTTTCTTGGATGGACGACTGCACTAAAGTTTTTAACGGGTATCCGATAGAGATATTAAGTAAGTATGTAGAAGCGGATAAGAAAGAAGATATAACGGTGTCTAATTTTACTTCCGATATAGATTATATGCTTTGCAATCCTGATAATATAAGTCAAGACGGCTTCGCAATATTTGCGGCTAACTTAGTAGACGGGCAATATAAAGTACCGTTTGTTAGTTTAATGTTTGATAATGTGATTTCAGAGCTTCAAAACGGCTTTCTTGCTTTTGTGAATTTACAGCCTACATACTGGATATATGATTTACCAGCGCGTCGGGCGAGAATCAACGAAAAAGAAATCACGGTTAAGGGAATAGAACGAAAGAAAAAACAAACAGTAGTATTTCCTATTGGGCAAGATGATATAAACCCGAACGGAATTATAAAAACATTTGTCGGGAATGGTCAGATTAGCAAATTATCTGTAAATTTGTCGAGTAGGTCAGCGGAAGCCGAATTAAAATTTAATACGGAGGAGATATGAACGAAAATAATAATTTGAGTGTATTGCCGTGGTACGACAATATAGACGAACAAAACAGCCGGAAAAGTTATGCTTACGGGAATATATACCCGTTGTTTACTCCTGCGCATAGTCTTTTGCCTTTTCAGATATTGAGGAAGCCAAACGAGGTATTTAACCCTAACGTTAAGTTATATACTAAAGACGGGGTTTTCGTTTTGGATATAACGGAACAAATGGTTCTAACTGGCTTACAATTAGCAAAGCCGGAAAATACCGATAAAATGGAGGTTATTGTGTATCCGGCTTATTTCCCCTTGCAGGAAAAAATACCGATAGGAATGTATTATGCCGTTTTAAATGATGGCGTTAATACATGGTATTCGGACATATTTACGATAATAAATGATTCTGAAAATTATCTATCAATAGAGTGGTACGATGATGATACGCTATATTGTGACGCCGGCATAATTGTATATAGAAACCCGACGTTCAGAAACCGCGTTTATTTCTGTACTGAAATAGGAAAGCCGGATTATACATTTGAGGAAGAAGGCGAAGAAAGGGACGGTTATTTCTTTCCGATTAAACAACTTTCGGAAAAAGTATATCGGTTTAATATCCTTGCGCCAGAATACCTTTGCGATGTTATGCGTTTAATCCGGTTAAGTGACCATATTAGTATAAGGGATAGTTTCGGACGTTTATATAAATGTGATACGTTCCTATTTACGCCAAAATGGGAAACGCAAGGCGATTTAGCCTCCGTAGAAATTGAGTTCCAAACTAATACAGTTGTTAAGAAATTAGGTAGCGTCTTTCGTGGCGACTTTAATAACGACTTTAATAACGACTTTAATATTAAACCAAACGAAAACGAATTTAATAACCTCTAAAATTAAAAGTTATGGCATACGACCAAATCAAAGAGAGTATAAAAGCTGTTATCAAGGAAAACGGCAATTATGAGATAACCGGAAATGTACTTCAGGCGGTTTTATTATCAATGGTGGACACATTGGGCCCAGAGTATCAATTCTTAGGCATTGCTACAAAAAGTACGGTTCCCGTTGTGGTAGAAGGAAATTCATTCTATATTACCACCGAAGTAGGTACTTATACGAATTTTAAAAATTCGGGAAATACAACTATTACTGTTAATCAACTTGGTCTATTAACAAGTACAAACGGTACAGCATGGAATTTTACACCTATTTTTATAGGCGTTTCTAAAGGAGGCGGTGAAGTGTTTAATGATTATGCTAATAATACAGCGCCCGGTGTTAATTCTCATGCGGAAGGCAAAGGAACGGCGGCGGTCGGTGTTAATTCTCATGCGGAAGGATTCCAAACCCATGCAAACAAGGATAATTCGCATGCAGAAGGGCGTATTACTGTGGCTGATGGTGTTGCGTCACACGCCGAAGGGGATGAAACACAGGCGTCCGGCAAATGGTCGCACGCGGAGGGCTATATGTCTTTAGCCGAGGGAATAGCATCTCACGCAGAAGGACAGCATACCACCGCGTCAGGCGATTATTCCCACGCGGAGGGCACGAGTACACGCGCATCATATATTAACGCTCATGCCGAAGGACAGGACACAATGGCCGGTGCAGCGAATGCTCATGCCGAAGGACAGGGGACAGTAACGGCAGAAGTAGGTGGCCATGTTGCCGGTACGTATAACGCCGTGGTCGCAAATGGTCTGTTTAATTTTGGTATCGGTTCAAGCAATGATAAGCGTAAATCGGCTATGATTATAGACGGAACTAACGGAAAAGTCTATTTTGTTGATGCCGGAGGGTACGATGGCGGTACAAGTATTGCAAACGCTAAAAGCATTCAGGATATTCTAAAGGATAGCGGAGGGGTAGAAATAGAGCAATTAGATGAATATTTCGATTTCAATAAAAAAGCCCAATTTGATGTATTTAATAATATAGAAGACGGTCTACATATCTATGTAGGCACGTACCGTGTGCAAAATACGCAGGTAGCTCGCATGTTGCGTATAACACAATATACCGAAGCAGGCGAGACTAAAGTACAATATTTTGAATATCAGGAAGAAGTAGGCGCTACATCATGCTCATTTATTAACGCATCAGTAATTAGAACTGAATCGGAAGGTTCCTGGTCATGGGCACAAAGAGCCTATGAACTTAGAATGTATATGCAAGCTATCCCGACCAATAATGGCGCACTTTCTGATAACGATAAAGTTATTTTAGATAGGCTTATAGCTTTGGTACTATATAGCGATTCTATTACAAGTTTCTTCTATTTTAATAATAGTAGTGAACTTGTGCCTATGACGTTGGCAAGAACAAACTTACAACAACAACAAGTACTGGAGTTTACCGGAATGGCCACGGGGCGAAAGGTAATATCTTTAAAGGCTACACGAACAAATGTAGGTGGAAGTATAAATTACTCTAATTGGTCGGTTACTACTGTATTTTTAGACCAAATGAAAGAGATAGAAACACAGGCTGACAGTTTAGCAAAGAATATATATGTACTTAATAACTTACTTACGCAATCTGATAAGTTCGGAACAAAAACGATAAGCATAACTTCACAAATAGAATCTATGCTTGGAGGCTCCTATATAGACGTAATACAAGGACCTATACGAGATAATAGGAAGATATTTGTTAGCGTGCTATCAAACAATGACCTAAAAGACTTAATCGTATGGAATCTGAAAACGGTAGGTAATTTCCAAGGTGGGAATAATGATAACGGGGAATTGGTTTTCTCCACTATGTACACCAATCCGGAAACTTATTCGGTAGTAAGACGGTATATTAAATTGGTTATTACTAATAGCGAGTTTACGATAATGACCATAACAACCGACGCGCCTATACAAAATATTTATAAGCCATTGTTAAATGTCGGTTTAGATACCTTTAGGGCTAAATCCGACAGAACAATGACCTTAGCAGAAATAAATTCTGCCGGAATAACTGCACAAGATGTATTAGATTTTAGAGACGGCGTAAAGACAATGATACGCGATTCTGACGGATACGATAAAAATACTTTGTTCCTAAGCGGAATGTATTATGAAAATAATTCGACTTGGTCGTTATCTTTTGAAAGTCGTATTATAGATGAGTTCGCGACGGTGGCCGGTATTAAAATAGGGTCATTTCTTAGCATTGATAGCATAGGCGAAGAAACGTTTAAAATAAAATATGGAGAAGTATGAAAATAGATTGGGAATATTTTAGATTTATAGCAGTATCGGCATTTAGTCCGATACTTGCTTATTTCACACCGACAAAGGGGTTTTTTATCGCTTTGGTTGTGATGTTTGCTTTTAATGTCATTGCAGGCATGCGTGCGGACGGTGTTAGTATAGTAAGGTGCAATAATTTCTCCATGAGAAAATTTAAAAACTCTTTGGCCGAATTATTGCTGTATATTGTTTTGTTATATGCTGTTTATATTGCCATTTCTCAATGTGGCGATTTAAAAGGTGCATTAATGGCTATGAAATCACTTACGTATGTTTTATTATATGTATATTTGTGCAATGGCTTGAAGAACTACGTAAAAGCATATCCGCAAAACATAGGATTAAGGATAATATACCATGCAGTCCGGTTAGAATTTACGCGCATTATGCCTTCGTACTGGAAGCCTATTATAGAGAGATGCAAGAAAGAAATGAAAAATAAAAAGTAGGTCAAAGGATGAAACAGGTTTTTATACCAATATTAGACAACGGGCACGGTATTGATACAGCCGGTAAGCGTTCGCCGGTTTGGGACGATGGTACGCAGTTGTTTGAATGGGAGTTCAACCGTGATATAGTCAAGCGTGTTAGTTCGATGTTAGAGGCAGAAGGCATTCAGTATAGAATATTAGTACCGGAGACAAAAGATGTATCTTTGTCGGCACGTTGTAAGCGTGCAAACGCGATATATTCAGATACCTCCGGTAAATGCTTTCTTATAAGCGTACACGCAAACGCAGGCGGTGGCACCGGTTGGGAGGCTTATACGTCCGTCGGCCAAACAAAAGCCGATTTGATAGCAACGGAACTATATAAAGAGGCTGAAAAAGAATTTGCTCCGGACGGTTGGAAAATACGCAAAGATACAAGCGACGGAGACCCCGACAAGGAAAGCCAATTTTATATATTAAAACACACCAAATGCCCGGCGGTGTTAGTGGAAAATTTCTTCATGGATACCCGCAAAGATTGTGCTTTTATTCAGTCGGAAGACGGACGGAATAGAGTTAGTAAAGTGATTTTTGAAACTATTAAAAGTGTTTGTTATGGAAGAGTTATTTAAAAGAATCGAAGTAGACGTTTATAAAATGGGGGATAAGGGAGCTATACATTTAGCTCCTATCCTGAATGATATGGTTTTTCACTCTTATCCTTTGATATTGAAGGATTTCATATTAGACCAAACCGGCAAGACGTTGGATATTGACGAATTTACGGAAATAACCGGATTTTCGGGCGATATGATGAAGTATATTATAGAGAATCATTTAGCCGTAAACATATTCATTCAGGGCGAAAACTTGATTATAAAGGCAACCGCTTTTTCAATAGAAGACGATATGTTTTATATTGAATATAACCACGCCGGAGATAAAAAAGCCCTTCAAATCACGTTAAGCGGTGATACGTTCCAAATACTTGTAAAAGATATTGATTCAGGGGGGGGTGGGTAACTATTTAACAAAGGATGATATTATAAATAGCTTAGATTCATTAGATGCCCAAAAAGTATTAGCGGCAAGTCAGGGATATGTATTAAATGAATCTATATTTCCGTATTTTGATATAAACGGTAATAATTGGCATGGGCTGCTATTAGAGGATATAAATAATACAACTCCGATAGAAGAAATAAATGAAGTATATGCAAGTAAATTTGAAGAAATGGGTAAATTAATGTTACATGAGCATATATTAGTAATTTGCGCTTCCCAAAATAGTAACTATAGTGTTATGATGGCTTCTTATAGTTCCGAAAACTATAAAGGAAATACAAGGTATCATTTAGATTTTAATAGTTTGAGAGGTGATAGTATTGCAATTAACTTGATAGTTAGTGAGAATATGGACGAAGTAATACAAGTATTAAATACATAAATGAAGAAAATCATAATAATATTAGGTGTCTTAGTTGTTGTTTTAGTGGCTTATTTCCTTAATGTAAGGGTAAGCCAACTAAAACACGATAGAGACACATATAAACGTAATAACGCGGTATTATTGAACGATGTGAAGTATTATCGGGCTTTAGATAGTTTGAATGCCGCATGTGTTGGGGTGTTGGAACTTTCCATTCAGGATTACGAAAGGTTCATGAAGGAAGATGCAGACTTAATAAACAAACTAAAGCGGAAAAATGAGGAACTACAAAATTTTAGTAAGATTCAGGCCGAAACTATTATAAAGATTAGAGCACAGGTAAAAGATAGCCTTATATATATACCAGGAGATACTGCCTATCGTTTGATACCTTGTGTATCTTTTCGTGATTCATGGACTAATATAGAGGCGTGCGTATATAACGATACCTTAATAGGAGACATTCAAATAAGGGATAGTTTAATATTGTACGAGACTATTATATATAAGCGTTTCTTAGGCTTCTTATGGAAAACAAAAAAGATAAAAGAAAGAAGCTTTAATATAGTCTCTAAAAATCCATATACAGAAATAAAAGGCGTAGAAGTTGTATCTATCCGGAAATAAATATATCTTTGTAGTGCTTAGTTAATAGTTAAGGAGTTTTTTCATCATCTGGTTTTTAGGTATTAGTGGGAGGGCGATTTTTCGCCCTCTCTTTATTTTGGCCTTAAAAATCAATTCTAAGACATTTTTCTTATTGAGAGTATATAAATGAAAGTCGCTTAAATTTAAAATCAGCCTGAAATAAGTGTTATTTTAATGACTTATTTTTTTTTTGAAAAAATCCCATCTTTTTTAATCTAAAATTTGCGCGTTTAAAATAAATACACTATTTTTGTAGTGTCAAACAAAGAAAGCCCCCACCGGTTAACTAAGAGTATCCAAAACGACCGGTTATAAGGCGAAAGCCGTAAGAGGAGAAAGATGGACAGTATCTCCGAAGGGTTTAATGAGGGTTCGGTATCCGATTAAATGAAGCTATAAAGCCCAAAGCTTTCTAAGTTAGACAACAACCGGCCGGACGGGTTTCCGGAAAACTAAAAAATAACTGATATGAAGTGTAACGTTGTAGAAGGGACTAATTTAATAAGCATATATAACGGCTTAAATTATTCCACAAGAGAGGTTAACCGCAATTTTAAAATAAAAGTTAGTGGCATTGTAGGCGATACGAAATATCATTGTTTGGTAGGCGTGTACGGTTTATTAAATATTGTCGGTTGTGAGATGGCTAATAAATTATTATCTCGTGCCTTCAGGAGTAAAGAGGATAAACAAGTATGTAAATTGAGACGCGGAATTAAAATAATTTTTTATTGTTATTAATAGATATGGGACATCACATAGAAGAGAAGAAACGAATAGAACAACCTAAAAGAGTGGCTTATGCAATAAAGGAACTCAATAGATTAGGCTACGAAGTTGTACAAGTAGATTGCACTACATTGCGTTTTAATTATTGTGGCGCAGTTATTACTGTGTTTCCTTATACTGGTTGGTTCACTGGAAAAACTGTAAAGGATGGAAGGGGTATAAAGAATCTAATAAGGCAAATAAAAGGCTGATAGGTAAACAAAATAAAAAACCTATCAGCCAAGAAAAAAAGAGTTTCACTTTATAGCCACCACAAAGATACTATATTAAATTATATATCCTCTATCAGGAATATAAAAAATTATATATTTATACGAGTGGTTAAAAATAAAATTGCACATGTTATATTTAAATGCTAAATTTGCATAATCAAAGGAAAGGGAGAGAAATGAAAGTAAAAGACGATAAGAATTTAAAGCATTTGGCAGGCAGAGCCAGTAAAACACCGGAAACAATATCAAGTATTATTATTGATTATTGCCCGAAATGGGATATATTAATAAATGATTCTTTTTATTTCGGTAAAACTCTCCATGAGTGTATAGATTTAGATACATTGATATTAGATATATTAGATGTGTTTAAAGATATGGGAATAAGCCGTATAAAATATAGTGATTATATGGCCTTAATGAATCTAACATTATTAGGTGATGGGGACTGCCCCGAATGCGGTTCTTTTATGGAGGTTACGGATTACGAATGTAATTTATATGATGATGAAGAGCCGCCTAAATGGGTAGAAAAAATGTGCCCTAATTGCGGACTATATATTAATGATAAACCAAGAATTTTTTAAAACTTATAGAAATGAGATTGAAAGTAAATGAAGCTATAGCCCAATCAGAGGCTAACGGAAAGAAAGTGTTAAAACAAGAAATCGCGAAAAAGTTATTTAGTGGCGCGAATGAAAACACACAACGCGTAAACATGTCAAATTTATGCAGAGGAAAGACGCAAAGAATTAAGCCGGAATGGATTAATATTATTTGTCATGAATGCGATTGTACGCCAAACTTCCTTTTCGGATTTGAAAATAGTTCCGCAGGTAGCCTATGAGATATTTAAAGCAATAGAATTATGCCGATAAGTGAAGTATATAATATGGATTGTATGGAGTATATGAAAGATATTCCAAACGCTTTTTATGATTTAGCAATAATAGACCCTCCCTACGGGATAGGTGAAGATGGATTAAAAAACCATTCGCGAGGCAATAGAGCAAAAGCAAAACAGTACACGCCTAAAACATGGGATAGAGCTAAACCCCAAAAACATTTATTTGATGAATTAATGAGAGTGTCAAAGAATCAAATAATATTCGGTGCAAATCATTTTATATCACAAATACCGTATGATAGTCCGTGCTGGGTCGTATGGGATAAGAAAAACGGGAAAACAGATTTTGCGGACTGTGAATTAGCGTGGACCTCTTTTAATAAATCTGCGAAATTGTTTGCTTTTAGATGGAGCGGATTTCTACAAGAGGATATGAAAAATAAAGAGGTGAGGATACACCCGACGCAGAAGCCGGTCGCTTTATATAAATTCTTATTAGAAACATTTGCTAAACCAGGGGATAAAATTTTAGATACTCATTTGGGTAGCGGGAGCAGCCGAATAGCCGCCTATAAAATGGGTTTTGATTTTTGGGGAACTGAAATAGACGAAGAATATTTCAATATGCAGGAAAAACGCTTTAGGGAAGAGTGTTTGGGCGAAGTGAGATTGAAAAACGGCAATGTATATAAACAAAAAGAACTGTTTGAATTATGAAGTACGCATTAAGAAGACAAGAAATAGCCATGTGTAGTCCGGAGTACGTGACGGAGCATATTTTGAAAAGCCTTAATTCCTATTTTGGCAAACAAGATAATAAACGTATTATGGATGATATTTCACAAGAAAAATATGTAAGCCCCTATGGGGGCTATTATTCGCTATTGAGAATAAACGACCTTGCGGATGATAATGATATGTTGGAGTTTGCTGTTATAGGTCGGCAACACGATGTATTAGAACTGTGCTTTTTAGGACGCATGAAAGGATAAAACAATGAAAATAGAAGATATTGAAAAAGCGGGAAAAATCTATATTGAGAACCTTTTAGATTACCATATAGATTATACCATAATTAATAACGAAGAAGATAATTATGAGGCAGGGAGAGAACATGCACTTTCTGAATTTGGTGCGGATATTTTCAAAGCTGGTGCAGAATGGATGAAAAAATATTTTTCGTGGATAAGTGTAGAAGAACGTTTGCCGGAATCCAAAGAAAAAGTATTAGTTCTTAATAGAATGAAACATCATGATAAATATTTTGTATCGGAAAATATTTATATAAATGGAAATTGGGCGGCGAAATCGGCAATGTATTACGAAGAAATTGCGTGGATGCCTATTCCTTCTTTTGATGAAATATTAGAAGCTAATAGGGATGTTTTGGAACGAATTAAGGAGAAAGGCGATTAATTATGATACAAAAAAAGGAAATAGATATTTCTAAAAAAAAGTTTGCGCATTTAAAATATAAATTATATCTTTGCGTTGTTGAAAGTTCAACAACCGGCCGGACGGGTTTCCGGAAAACAAAAAATAACTGATATGAAAAAACGTGTATTATCTGTATTCGAAAGATTGGTTAAGTATTCCTTATCTAATGAGTTTCAGTTAAAAGCTATTTTGATTCTGTTTAGCTTATTGGGGCTTGTTTTTATCTGTACATCTTTCTATAATCCGGCTTTATTATTTTTGGCCTTGCCATGTTTTATTACTGTGGTTGCATGTATTAACGAACTAAATAAAAAATAATCATGAAAGAAAAAGAAATTAAGTCGCCGTTTCCATTAGAACAAAATGAAGATGAAGTATTTGAAATTTATCCGGGTATGACTGCGGAAGAAATGAAAGCTTTATTTTTCGATTCTACTGCATTGATAGAGCCGGGATACAAGCTGTTTCAACTCAATAGCAACGGGCAAAGGTATTATTATCTATTTGATGATACAGGAACCCCGAAATTTTATCCCTCTGTAACTACGATTTTATCACAAACATTACCTAAATCGCCTTTTCTGATTAATTGGATTGCGGAGAAAGGTATAGAAGAAGCGGAAAGGTATAGAGACGAACGCGCAGCCTATGGTACATTTATGCACGCTGCGTTTGAGGAACTATTAATAAACCGTGTTTATGATTTAGACGGCTTAAAAGATAAACTAAAAGCGTATATAGAGAATAAAAGCCTTCCTAACGACTTTATTTATTATGCGGACCAACTTAAAAAAGATGTGTTAGCGTTTGCCCAATTTATAACGGATTATGATGTAAAGCCGTTAGCAGTGGAGATTGCTTTAGCGCATCCAATCGGTTACGCTGGCATGATTGATTTAGTTTGTACTATGTTAGTACGTCCAGGGAGTAATGAACGGATAAACGCAATAGTAGACTTTAAAAGCGGTCGGAAGGGTTTTTCTGAGGAAGCCGAAATACAAGCGCATTTCTATAAAAAAATGTGGGAAGAAAATTATCCGGATACTTCAATAGAAAGAGTATATAATTTTAGTCCGAAAGATTGGCGCAAAAATCCTACTTACAATTTGAAAAATCAAACAGATAGCCCTAACGCCTTGAAAATTCCGGCATTATTAGAATTGGCTTCTATTGAAAACGAAAAGAAAGACAATGTTTTCACGGTCGTTAGTGGCGTTATTGATTTGGATTCAGATTCTAATTTGAATGAAAATATAACTTCCTTAACTTTATCTGATTTAGTGAAAAGCAAAAAATCAGATAAGAAAGAAATTGCACCCGAAAAGAATATTTCTAATATAGATGATGAAGAAAAAGAAAACAAGCCCAATAAACGCACAAAAAAGCCTTCTACGGCGGTAAAATCCAAAAAAGGTGCTACCATACGCAAAGAAGAAGAAAAGGCCGCAGAATCAAAAAAAAGAGAGAATAAACAAGTGATTAAAAAATTATTGAATGATAATTTAGAGATATGAGAAAGATAATAAGATATATACTTTCATTGATGCCGCATCGTGAAACAAAAGTTTCATATTTTGAGTATATACACGAAATTAATCCAAGCTGTAATGATGGATGGTATATAAAACAGATATGCCCGATGCGGAAGACTGATTATAACGGATATAGTAAGACTTATTTTTATGTTTTATTTGAAAGGGTTGTATATGGTAAGTGGGAGAATAAAAAAACAGATTCCGAAAACAAATAAACTTATATTCCCCCGAATAGGGTCTATTTGTGTAGGCTTGAAAAATGATAAAGGACTGCCGCAAAGTGTGGATTACTTTATAGCAAGGGGGAAATATGCAGGGCTATTTCACAAGGTATACGGAGATAGGCCGCAGACTATACAAATAATATTTCCGGATGATGAAGCGCAAAACGTATGTAATGAATCGTATGAATATAGAAACGACGCAGGAGCACGTGTAGCGTATGGCGATGGCGAGACGTTCCATGTTTGGGACGGTATGCAATACACAGCATTAAATGTGAATGAATATCCCAACTTAATGGAAAATGTATCTAAAAAGTATCCTAATAGACGCACAAGACGGGGAGATAATGGGTGGGATATAACACTAACTATGACCTTTATAATACCCTTAATAAAGGGAATCGCAGGAGCATGGACATTTGTAACAAAGGGAGCCGCCTCAACTATCCCCAATATACGCGATATTTTCGATGCCGTGTTATATGAAAGGGGATTTGTTCGGGGGATTATATGGGATATGAATGTACAATTTTGTATATCGCAAAAGCCTGATACCCATTCACGGTACCCGGTTGTTTCAATAGTTCCAAATGAAAGCGATGAAAATATACAGAAAATAAAAGAATCATATAAACCATTTAAATTAATAGATAAATGAATATGGGGAAAAAAGAGTTTTTAAGAAATGAGAGTGTATACGTGAGAAGTAGCGCGGCAGGTAACCCGAATGCGGATGAGCCTATAAAGTATAAATTTATAGTTACCAAAACATACGTAGCAACAAACGGGACCAATCATATATGGTATAAACATAATTATCCCAATATAGAGCCGTTTTATACTTGTGGATGTTTTTGCGTTTCCCGTAAGGCTTTAATATCTCGTTTTTATTCTACGGACTGTTGTATAGACCCATCTATACGGATGCGAATACTTTCTTTTTTAGATGAAAAGTTTAAGGATGTTTTTGGACGATAAAATAAAAATAGTATCTTTGCAAAAGAAAAGGCGTTATAAACCGTCCACATTATAGCGTTAAATGAAAAATATTAAATGCGGGTGAGTAGGAGTGGACGCCGAAAGCCCTGCATTTTTTTTTATTATATGGAATATAGCTTATTAATAGACCAAAATTTTGCATGTAGGAAAGATTTGACATTAACGGAAGCCGCATGTATGGCGGTTGTATTTACTTTCCCTCGTTGGTGCAATAGTTATTGTATTGATGGTGTTACATATTACTGGTATTCGGAGAAAAAAGTATCAGAAGATTTCCCATTAGTATTTGGATGTGCTAAACGCGTTCAGAAAAACCTAAAAGCCCTTGCGGATAAGGGGTATTTCATTCTTAGCAAGTTAGGAAATAAAAAGGTTATTGCATTTACGGATAAATGCAGGCACTATGGGAAATTAGAACCCGAAAACGGTCAGGATTTAGACCGAAAACGGTCCGAAGAACCCGAAAACGGTCAGGATTTAGACCGAAAACGGTCCGAAGAACCCGAAAACGGTCAGGATTTAGACCGAAAACGGTATGAAGAGACCGAAAACGGTCCGGATTTAGACCGAAAACGGTCCGAAAGTGGACCGAAAACGGTCCGCGCCTTATATAAGAATACTATTAATAACAATGACTATAATAACAATAAATCAAATAACGCAAAAAATGGCTTTTTTGCTTTCGTTGGCGATATACCACAAAAAGAGGAAGGAGAAAAAATACGCGGAACGTCGGAAAAGAATAAATGTCTTTTTGAAAAAAGCCGTTTCTTTGATTTTGAATTATTCCGAGAGTGTTTCAATACGCCGGAATTTGAGAAAGTCGATTTAGTGTATTATTACAACGTCGTAAAAGATTGGAGCGCGAGCAAAGGACGTATGCAAAAAGACTGGATAGCGCAAACACGAAACATAATCAGGGCTGATTATAGGCGAGGCCAGATAAAATATACTTCCGATTCAAGCGAGGGAAAAAGCGTGATACTTGGAAATAGCGGACTATCTTACGGCGATTTGTTAGGTGTGTTAAATGAAGATTTTGAATAAGTATGAAAGAGATAGAATTATATAAAGAGCATCAGCCCTTAGCGATTATAAAACGTCGTGAACTATTCAAAGAAATAAAAAGGGAAGATTTGTCAGATATAGACTATCAGATATTTAAAGCGTCAACCAAAAGACAGATAAAAGGCACGCCGCATGAAGTTTTAGTCGCTAATTTTTCGCGTATATTTAAGTTAATTGCTATTGATGTAGGATATGTAATACCAAAAAATGAAACAGATTGGCAATATATACAGTCGCGCATTTTATCTATGCTCGTGAAATACTACTCATATCTTACACTATCTGACATTATGACTGCGTTTGAACTTTTAGCCGTTGGGGAGTTGAATGATTATCTGCCGCGAAACAGTTCCGGTAATGCGGATAATGGACACTATCAACAATTTAACGCGAATTATTTCGGCAAAGTATTGAACGCATTTATAAAAAGACAAAATGTAACTTTTGATAGGATTTATAAGATTGCAAAACGAAAAGAAATTCCAATCATAGACCCAATTAAAGAAATTCAGATTACACGAAACAAGAATAGGGCTTATTTCTTGGAATATAAATACACTGGTCGTCTAAGAATGTCATTAGTTGGCGAAAGACTTTGTTTTGATTGGTTGCATCGTTGCGGTTTTGCTGATGGCGTTAAGGTTACGGAAAAGGAAGAAATTTCTGCCTATCATGAATATATGCGGCGTGTTTCTATTGGTCTGATTAATAAATATACCGCGTTGAACGTACAGAAGAAAGGCTTAAAGGCTGATGATTTGACGGTGATAGCGCATAATATAGCCCGTTTGAAAGCTATAAAGAAGGCCTTCGATTATATGGTAAAGAATGAAATACAGATAGATAAATATATAAACGTATGAAAGTGGATTGTATTATAGGGATAGACCCCGGAGCTAATGGTGGAATCGCGGTGTATCGTGTTTATGGGCAAAAGGTTGATGTTTTAAAGATGCCTAAAGAGTTGTCAGATTTGACGGATTATTTGCGCTATATAAAGAGTATTTGCTGCCCTATTATATTTCTTGAAAAATTAAACGTTAGGCCGGACGATGTCGTACAACAAACGGAAGATAGTTTGAATTTGGGAAAACTATATAGGATACAAAAGATGTTAGCACAATACGAGAAACTAAAAATATTAATAGAATTGTGCGGAATCCCTTTTGTTATGGTGCATCCGATAAAATGGCAAAGTGAATTAAAAATTAGAATCATTAAAAAAGGGTTTCATGAAGAAAAAGCAGACCGGAAACGGAGATATAAAGAAATAGCCTGTAGATTATATCCGAATATAACGCCTACTTTGTGGAATGCTGATGCCGTTTTGATTATGCACTTTGGCCGGTATATGTTACAGAATAAATTAAATTGGGTTTTAGAAAATATTCCGGAAAAAGTGCAAAAGGAGTTATTTTAATTACATCTTAATTTCTAAAAAAAGTTTGCGCATTTAAAATACAAATTATATCTTTGCATTGTTGAAAGTTCAACAACCGTCTAAGCGGATTCTTAGTATTAAAACAAAAAAGAGAGTATGATAATTAAAAGATTAGAACTTGTAAATTTTCAAGTTATTAGCGAGTTTAACGCCGATTTTGAAGGTAATGTCTATTTTATTACCGGAGATAATGAGTTAGGCAAAAGTACTGTTTTAAAAGCGATTGGAGCTTTGCTTACTGGAGCGCGAGATGCCGTATTAAAGAATGGCGAAAATAAAGGTTTTGCGCGAATGGTTATCGGAGATGATGGCGAGGAGTATAAGGTTGAATTACGTTATACTAAATCTAATCCACGCGGAACGCTTTCAATAACTCAAAATAGTAGTGGCAGGCGTTCTGATAATGTAAGCATGTTACAGAAAATATTCGGTTATACCGATTTTGATGCAGTAGAGTTTTCGAGATGGTCAGAAACGGCAGAAGGAAGACGGAAACAAATAGAAGTTGTTAAGTCCTTATTACCGGAAAAAGTGCGTAAAAGAATAGCCGAAATTGATTCCGAGGTAATAGATTTGAAAGACAAACGTTTGTTTTCAAATCGTGAATTAAAGCAATATAATTCGTTATGTGCAGAGGCCGAAAATAATTTATCGTCCGGCGATGTGGAAAAATTCACAGTTCCGAAAGATATAACCACATTGATGCAGGAGCAACAAGTCGCTGCGCAATTAATAGAAAAGGCTAAGACAGTACGCGCCAGTCGTGATCAGCGTATAATACAATTATCGGCTATCCCCGAACGGATAAAGCAAGTAGATGAGGATTATTTAAACAAGATAGGAAATATAAAATCTCGTTTAATAGAAGCTCGTAAAGCGTATGAAGAAAAATTGGCTTTAGCAGAGAAAGCGTATAAGGAAGCGCAAGACATGTTAACAGAGGATTCTAAACAAGTAGAAACCGACAAAGCGAATCAGTTAAAAAGTATAGAGGAAGAAAGGGTCGATTTAGAAAGACGTAAGGCGAATGCTGATAAATGGTTAGAAGAATACGAAAAAGACAATCCCGAAAAATTGGATACCGCAGAACGTCTAAAGGCGGCAGAAGAATATAATAAAAAGTGTCGTATTGTATCCGAATACAAAGAGAAGGTAAGGCTACGCGATTCCGTTGCGAAGGATGTTGATGCAATGGAAAAGAGATTAGAGAAATTAGCTTCAGAACGAGAGAATTTAATATCAGATTCTAAACTTCCTATTTCCGGCCTATCATTTACTAACGAAGGTTTAGAGTTAAACGGCGTGCCATTTATTGCCGGTAAGGTGTCAGATAGTCAAATAATGGAAGTAGCAGCCAAATTGATTATAGCAAGTAACCCAACGGTTAAGGTATTCCGGATTGCACGCGGTGAAAGTTTGGGGCAAAACAGATTACAGGCTATTATAAATATCGCAAAGGAGAACGGGTTCCAGGGATTCATCGAAGAGGTTAAACGCGGACAGGATGAGTTAATAATAGAAGAATATACGGAAAATGAATAATGAATTGAAAATAAGATGAAAGTAAAAGAAATGACGATAAGCGATGTACTCCAAACCGTTGTATTTAAGAATGAATTAGGACGTTTATTATCTGAATTGGACTATATCAGGAAAGACGCGATAGGGTTTAAAGGTGGCCGGTTACGTTCGCATCCTATTGATAGGCTTAAAAATGATGGCGTTTGGAATAAGACAAAATTTATAGAGGTCTACGAACAAACTATGAATAAAACTTCAAACTACCCTAAAACAGTCCGAACATTTATTCTTAGTGTAGGCGGAGAGGCATTTAATAAAACGATGAAAATACTTTTAGAGAATGAAAAAAAGGTGTTTCAGTCTGACGGGGACAATAAATAATAAAGGCCGTCTTTTAATGTATATGGATGAAATAAACAGTTTCTTTGCCTTACATAAGGGGTGCAGAGTTATTGCAAATTTCCACATAGCATCAAAAGGGAGCTCCGCCGCCTTAAAGGGGTATTATTTTAATTGTGTAGTCCCTTCTTTTAAGTCGGCGTTTTGGGAAAATGGCGAGCGTTTAACCGATGAACAAACGGAGAAAAGATTGCGTGAAATGTCCCCTATCATGTACGAACAAAATGCAGACTTAGATACCGGTAAGTACAATACACGGATAAAGTCGGTTGCGGAACTAAGTAATGCAGAACTCGTTGAGCATATAGAAACATTAAAGCAAATTGCTGCCGAAGATTTCAGTATATATATAGAGGACCCTAAAACAATTTAAAATGTTCTGTAAGTGCCATAAACACCGTAAATGTTACCCGTTAAAAAGTTGGCGTATTATACGATATAAATATACGCCCCACGGGTTTAGCCGGTTGAAATGCCTTAAATGTGGCTGTGTGTGGGTGGCGCATGCAGAATATGTAAAAAAGACAATTAATATAGAACAACAAAAGGAGTTATTTTATGAATAAGAACGTATTAGATAATATTTGTTTCTATGATGTAGAAACTACTGGAATTCCCTCTAAGGGCGCTAAATGGGATGAAGATTTTGAAACATTCCCTAATATTGTGCAAATTGCATGGGTAATTAATGGCAAAGAAAGAAGCTTTATTATATATCCTGAATTTTGGAGTATTCCGGAAGAATCAATCGCAATACATGGTATTACTCAGCTAAAAGCTTTAGAGAATGGCGTAAGGTTCGCAGATATTATAGGCGAATTTATAGAGGACTGTTTAAAGGCTCGTTTGCTGATAGGTCATAACATATACTTTGATACGTCCATAATAAAAGCCATGATTCTCCGTTTAATGGGAAAGGAGTATTATGAGAGTAAAAACGTAGAAGATGCACTTTTCAAGGGAAAACGCATTGATACTATGATGAAAACCATTAAGTTTGTAGGAGCATTAAAAGAAAACGGCAAGCCGGGGAAATTCCCTAAACTATCTGAACTTTATGAAAAGTTATTCCCCGGCGAGCACTTCCCGGCGCATAATGCTTTAGATGATGTAAGGGCGTTAGTTCGTTGTGTGCCTGTATTGGTAGATAAAGGCGTTATCGAGCTGAAGCCAAAGGAATACGAGCCGGAGCAGTTAAAGGTCAAATTTGAAAAAGAAACGAAACCAACAAAGAAAACAAAGAAGGTAAAACGTTCAATAGAATTTAATGACCCCTCGCCAGTATTAACGCCGATAAATAGTGTGCCGGAGGTGGTTGATGATACAAGTACAAACGTTAAAGCCTTATTAGGCGAAAATGATTTTTAATTTTTAAAAAAACATTATGGCAGAAAATGTGATGTTAATTCCGAATGAGAAATCCTTTGTTTTGTCAAAGGTAAAATTAGTAAAAGATGGAGGATTAGATGTACATTATGAGGTGACAGAAGTCTCCGGAAATGAAATCTACACTAATAAGTATCATGTAGAGAGCGCAAAAGATATACATCCCGATTTGCGCAAATGCTTTGAACGCTTGCGGCCTATTATGGGACGTATATTTAATATTACGTCGTTCTTGTCGGTTATTGAATCTACGGACTTCAAGGCTAACAAAAAACAGCAGGAGTTTGCGCGTGATTATGCCGAAGAAGTTCTTAAAAATATAGAGGTTCGCGGCGTGTCTTTGAGTGGGCAGGATGATAACGTAGGTGTTATTCTTACGGGGTTATATACCGTCTCTAATAACATGAAAACGGCCATTAATAGTCCACGCATTAAATTAAGCTCTGTTAGTTTCGGGTTTGAAGAAGAATTAGAAGATATTCTTTCCGAAATCGAAAGCGAAGTTTATTTGTTCCTGTTTAAAGGGAAACGGGCGCAATTATCATTGTTTGGCGAGGATGGAGAGCCAACTCCGGAGGCCGACGCTGAAACATATCAGGCTGACGACACAGAGCCGGAAGAAGAGGATGACGATACAGAAGAAGAATATTAAAAATGATTCAGATTAGAGACCGAGAAGAATATGACTACGTAACTAATAGGGGCTTTAAGCCTCTATTAGATTACAAACATTTCAAAATGGATATAAGGTTACGCATAGAGATACAAAAGGAGCTTTTCGGGCGTGGCGTTATTGATACGATGAAAGCAAATGAGAAGTTTTTCCGTTGGATTTGGGCGAATAAACCGCATTATTGCGAAGAGACATTAAGGCCGTTATATAATTATTCTGCCGTATATTGTTCGCACATATTAACCCGTGGCGCGTATCCTGAAATGGCAACAGACCCACGAAATATAAATATACTGTGTTTTGAGGCTCATAGCCGGTGGGAAAACGGCGACCGTGAAAGAATGCGAATATATCCGGGAAACTGCCTGCTAATCGATTTAATGAAAAAAGAATATCTATCTTTGTATAAATGAGACTTAAAAAAAGAGAAACGGATTTTAGGGCTATTTCACGCGATTCTATGCGTCGTGACTTTAATAGGGTACAAACATACCCCCAAAAGGAAAAAAGGCCGGAAATCAAAAAACAGCCTGAATTAAATGCGGTTCGCCGGATAGCTTTTGTAGGTGAAAATAGTAGCTACTACAAACAGCGTTTTTTAATTGTGGGTAAATTGGTACGCATAATAAAACCCATCGAAACCGGAGGGTTTATATGTGAGTTCGTGCATGATGCAGACCGTAGGGCATTAAATGGCCACGCAGGATGGTCTGATATGAAAAAAGAGTATTTGTTTGACTGTATAAAATTTAAATGATATGAAGATTAAAACGAAAACAGCGTATAAGATTACGTTTATTGGATTTTGTGTATTTACTATTGCTGCGTATATATGGACTGTTTATAGTCTTATGTATGCCATAATATCTGCTGTGTTATGAGTTTAAACAAGGTTATGTTAATAGGTAATTCCGGAAAGAAACCGGATTACAAACAGTTTGAGAACGGCGGTAGGGTTGCGCAGTTCAGTATTGCAACAACAAAGAAAGGATATACTGCGAAAGATGGAACGGTAATACCTGATAAAACCGAATGGCATAATATCGTATTACAAAATGGGTTGGCCGATGTAGCGAATAACTATATAAACAAAGGCACCAAAGTGTATATAGAAGGCGAGTTAAGGACAAGAAGCTATCAGGACGCGCAAGGAATAACCCGATATATTACGGAGGTGTATGGTTATAGCATGGAATTATTAACCCCCAAGGGCGACGGAAATAAGGCACCTGCACCGGAGCCGGAAATGGCACCAAGTAAAGAGCATAATAACCCAAATGACGATTTACCATTTTAAGAAAGGAGGTTTATTATGGCAAAGTATGAATCGTATGATATATATAAGGCGTTAACAGTAAAACAACCATACGCAAATGACCTCGTAACGGTTGCCTACCAAGAAGACGGAGTGAATTATGGCATTAAAAGTATTGAGGTTAGAAGCCGCAACACGCATTATAGAGGAGACATTCTTATATGTTCATCGGCAAAACCTGTATATCCTCATTTGGTAAGTGGTGCGGCTTTGGGTTTGGTAGAACTGTATGACGTTAAACGAATTGAGGATTTCACGGAGGACGATTGGTTATGTACACGTATTCCAATAAAAAAACGAGCGGAAATAAAGTCCGGTTTCGGTTGGATGATGCGTAACCCTCGTAAAGTTATAGAAGTGCCTGTAAAGGGGCAATTAGGCATATATAATATACCCTTTATGGAGGGGGAAATAATACCGTATCCTCAGCGTATTTTCTTAGATAAAAAAGGGTATTACGATATTATGAAAAGTGTATTAGACCATGAGAATAAGCAGGCCGGAAAAGTTTGATGCAAGGAAGGAGTATAGGATAGGCGAACGTGCCATTTATAAAGGGGACGTAATAAAATGCGTGCAATGCTCACAGGAATTAAAAAGGATGGGTAAAAGATGTTGCGCTTGTGTGATTTCCGCAGAGGACTGCCCAACAATTAGCCTTCATTGTGATACGTTTAGCAGAAAGGATAAGAAAAATACATATTGGATAAAACAAAATACACATGGAAGAGATTAGATTAAAAGCTACTGAAAAAGAAATCGTATCAATGATAAAAAGCATCTTTGGTAAAGATGTAGTTACACGAACTGATAACGATTTGTTATTAGTTGAAGTCGATATAGAAAATGTACTTCGTAGTTATGTGCAAGCGGTGGTAAATGTAGTCCGTGTAAAGTTGGGCGATAAGCTTTTCGATATAAAAGAGGATGGCGAGACGTTAACCATCATGATAAGGGATACAGTATTAGCAGAGCCGGAATATAAATCGGATGATTTTTGTTATAATACCGTGGGGCGTGATATTTACGCCGTATATGTAGATAGGGAGAATCTATTGCGGCTAAATAAGTTTACCGGCGGCGGCGAATTTATCATGAATGAAAGTACAGATAAAGAGGCATTCTTTAGATTCGTGACACCACAAGGCGCGTATATGGTTCCGACCGGCGATTATTTAGTATATGATGATTGGAAAAAACATTTCTATAATGTAACTAAAGAAGATTTTGAACGTCAAGCGCGCATTAAACAGCCGGACTTATCCGGAGTATCGGGATTCCCTGATTACTTAGATAAGAAATACGGCTTAGACGTAAGAAAGCGAGCAATAAAGTTAGAAGAAGAATACAACGAATTAAAAGAAGCTCTTTCTCCGTATGTGGATACGGGGTGCATGGATTATAAGGCTTTAGCGCATATTATAGATGAATTGGCCGACGTGAATTTATTAATCTATCATATAGCACACTTATTCGGCTATACTCAAAAACAACTTCTTTTAATGGCAAAAGATAAGATAGAGAAACGAGAAAAAGATCCGTTATATAAGAGAGACGTTAAGCCTAAAGAAGTATGCTGCGGAAGCTGTAAATATTTGGAATATGAGGATATAGCCGGTAATGGCGTGTGTCGGGAATATGGCGATTTACACGGCGTAGGGGATTGTTGTAGTATGTATAAACCGGATATTAAAACAGAAGAAAGGACAACTCATGACAGAAATAACAGATAAACCACTAAGACGGTTAAGGCATGGGTATAGACGTACCCCCGAACAACGCGAGAACGATTTAGTATTTTGTACTGACTTGTTTTTGAAGGGCTATTCATATAGGCAAATATCCGATTTATTAAACAAGCGTAACGCAAAAATGGGACTGGATTACGCTATAGTCCCTCCTATGCGAGTGTACAAGGATTTAAAGCAACTTTTGATTAATTGGAAACGTGAGCATGAAGAAAACATAGACCTATATATAACAAAAGAGCTTTCTAAGCTTGATAAAATAGAGGCCGAATTATGGGACGCGTGGGAAAGGTCTAAAAAGCGCATAGTTAGTAAGATAAGGCAATCAGGACTAAAAACGGAGAGAAGTGAAACCTTTGCCGGAAATCCGCGTTACTTAGATTTGGTTTTGTCCGTTCAACAAAGACGCGCTAAATTGTTGGGATTGGATGCTCCGGTAAAGGTAGACCTGCCGAATGTCAACGTATCGGTAGATTCAAGTAGTCCGAAATATGATATTTCAGTAATACCGAATGATATGTTATTTGTCATAGCCGACAAATTACAAAACGCGGAATATGAACGTTTAATGATAGAAAAGAATGGCGATAAGAAAACAGAAGAAGACGGAGAATAAGAAGGCGTATCATTGCGGAGAATGCCGTTTTGGGGAGTGGATTACTGGTAACCATAGACATTATGACTTATTAGGCCGGCCGATTTGTGTAAGATGTCATTTCACAAATGAATATATGGTTAGAAGTGAACGTGCTTGTTACCGATTTGAGCCTAAAAAAGATTTAACAACCGGTTTTTATCCGCCCGTGGAGCTATGTAAGACTAAGTAATTATAAATCAACCAAAAGAAAAATATTTAATATTATGAAATTATGGAACAAATAAAGGTAAAAAAGGCCGTGACGCATGAAACATGGCATAGAATAGAGGTGCAAATACTACGGGATGAGTACGGGATAAGCACAATAGATAAGATTTCAAAGAAAATACCCCGTCATACCAAGCGTGGAATATATCAGAAGGCAAAATCGTTAGGGCTTATGAGAAAACACATAGACCCAAAAGAGTACCACAACCCCAAATATAGCAAAATGTCGATTAAGGAGCAGGCCATAGAAATGGGGGTTAGTTATGCCGCTGTTTGGGAACATACCACAAAGAAAGGGAGGTTTTACAAGAAATGAAAAAGGACGAATTATTAAAGATGTATTCTGCAATAAAAGACAATTCAGAGCTTTTTGTATTAGAGGCCGGTCGAAAGCGTCTAATTAACTTTGCAAGATACATACAGCCGGATTTAGTATTAGAGCCTTTCCACGTAGTATATTATACGTTGTTGGATATGTTTGCGCACGGGTTAATACGCAAAATGATAGTGCAGGCGCCCCCTCAGCATGGCAAGGAGATTTCTGATAATGAGGAAGTTATAACCCCTAGTGGGTTTGTTAAACATGGGGATTTAAAAGTAGGAGATTATGTATTAGGAAGAGACGGATTGCCTAAAAAGGTTTTATGGGTGTCACCTAAAACTAAATCCGAATATATGGTTTCGTTTTCTGATGGCTCTAAAATAGAATGCCACGGTAATCATGAATGGGTAGTATATAATCGAACAAGGCATAAATGGGAAAGAGTAGAAACAAAACAAATATATCAGGAAGGAAAGTTATATAAGGGAGACGGGAAGAGAGGTTCACGCTATAAATACCAAGTTGATGCTAATGTATGTGTAAAATTCAATGATAGGGAAACCGGAATAGACCCGTACTTATTTGGCGCATGGCTTGGGGATGCCTGCGCGACATGTGGATATATTCATATAGGTAATAATGATATAGAAATAATTAATAATAGTGCTTATAACTTTCATGAATTAAAGGGAACTACTACACGTAGGTTTTATTCAAGTGAATTTTATAAGGCGTTAAAAGAAAATGGTTATATAAAGAAAAAGCATATAGGGGATGAATTTGTATTTAATTCCATAGAAGTAAGAAAGCAAGTTATTGCCGGATTGATTGATACGGACGGGTATGTATATCAGAAAAACGGACGTGTAACAATAAGCAACACGAATAAGGATATAATAGACCGGTCGGCTTTGATATTGCGGAGTTTAGGCGAAAGTGTCGTTATTACAAGTTTCCCCCCTCGTGTATCAAGTAGCGGAGTTGTAGGCAAAAAAGTTGTATATCAGTTGTGCTTCAACCCCTCTACCGAATACCCTACAAGGGTTGCGAGAAAACGGATAGTAATTAAAAGTAGAAAACGAAGACGGTCTATTATAAGCATAGAGCCTATAAAACATAAAGCGTATGGTAATTGTATTCAGGTAGAAGACGGAATTTATTTAGTTGGTCGTAATTTCGTACCTACGCATAACAGCGAAGGCTCAAGCCGAATGACTCCGGCCTTTATATTAGGATTGGACCCCAATAAAAAAATATGTATCGGTTCGTATGCGGCAACAATAGCCAGAGACTTTAATAGAGACGTTCAAAGGATAATAGATACGCCGGAATATAGAAAATTATTCCCTAATACGTTTCTAAATGGGTCTAATGTCGTTACAATGGCTAACACGTACTTACGAAATAGCGATGTTATAGAGATGGTCGGAAAGAAAGGAAGTCTTCGCGTTGTCGGGCGCGGAGGCTCTTTGACTTCTAAAACGGTGGATATTTCTATATTGGACGATGTATATAAAGACTATTCAGAAGGGAATAGTCCAATAGTTCGTAATGCGGCGTGGAAATGGTACACGACAGTAGTAAGGACGCGTTTACATAATGAATCGCAGGAACTAATCGTTTTCACTCGTTGGCATGATGATGATTTAATAGGCCGAATCGAAAAAAGCGGAGAAAAGGTCATAGATATAAAAACGTGGGAAGATGTTGCGAATATACCGTCGGGCGCATGGGTACGTATAAACTTTGAAGCATTGAAAACGAGTGCCCCCACAGAGATAGACCCACGACAACCGGGGGAGGCTTTATGGGAGAATAGACATAGCCGGTTAAAATTAGAGGGTCAAAAGGCTTTAGACCCCGTACAATTTCAGTGCTTGTACCAAGGAAACCCCGGAAGCGCGGAGGGTCGCTTATATCAGCATTCATTCAAAACATGGATAGAGAAAAAAGATTGGGGTACTTATGTACGTTCCGGCAATTATACCGACGTGGCCGACGAAGGGGACGATTACACATTTTCGGCATGTTATGATATATATATGAGCGGAAACGAGGTATTCAATGAAAAGCTCCGGAGATGGGAGCCTATTTTATACGCTCTCATTACGGATATGGAATACACGCAAGAAAATACGGAGGTAACGGCTGTGACTATTCCGGCCATGATTAACCGTAATGGGACGCAAAAGGCATGGATAGAAAGTAATAACGGCGGTGCCGGTTTTGAAAAGTTAGTGACCAAGAAAGTACGCGCAATTACGGAAGCCTTTTATCAAGGTGGAAACAAAGAAAGCCGGATTATTACAAATAGTGCAATGGTTAATGCGCAGATAATTATGCCTTTTGGGTGGGAAACGCGGTATAAAGATATATATAATCATGTGACAACGTTTCTACGGGATTTCTCCGCAAATGCACATGATGATATAGAGGACGGATTAACCGGTATATATGAAAAAGAATTAATGAACGGTAATACGCGCTCTTATGCGCACGGAAATAGGGGCGTAAAGGTACGAAATTGATAAACATATAAAATTAAGTCGTTAATATGCAGGTAAATAAAGCTTTTTTTTTACCTTTGCCTATGTAGAAGTATATGACACATCCTAAAGGAGAATTTATCAAATTAGTATTAACAAAAAAAGATTGATTTATGATTTGCGAATGTCCAGCAGCAGCGGCGATTCCTACAATACCCGTTGCAAATTGTGTAGAAAGTTTCGGCCAAATTCAAAAGGTTGCATTTCAACGCCTCGTAAAAGACGATGGAACTAAAAATGCTTTTGATAGCGCAGCAGAGCCAAAGAAGGATATTAAGGCGCTTGCTTCGTGGACTGGCTTTATTTCGGCTAACGAATAGGCGATGAAACATCTATCCAATCTG